TAAAAGAACTAAAACTTACAAGGTGACCAAAGGCAATATGAAGTAATTCATGTTTCAGTAAACCCATCTTGTGATCATCACTTAATCCATTCCAGAATTCCTCATTGATGGCCAACTGATAATTAATATTGTGCTTACTCACACCTGCAGTAGGGAGATCTTTTCTCCATACTTTATTCAACATAATGAGAAAGAACCCATAATAGGGCTCTTTCAACATTAGTTCTTTACTGATTTTACTTAGACTCTGTGCTTTGTCCATCATCTTTAATTTTCACATCAATGCTTATTTGATTCATATCATAACCTATCTGACCCAACATGCTTGTTAGATCTCTGACAAAGTTTTCTATGAACAGCTCAACCAATTGCTTTTCAGCCTTATGTGTAGTTAATAATCCTAGTACTCTTGCACTAGATAATGATCCTATCTGCTCAGATAGAATTGGTATAAGTACTTTATAAGATTTTGGTGCTTGTTTACCCCAAGTAGTAGAATCTTTTTTAGAATACTTATATAATACAATTAACTCCGGTACAGTTAAACCACTATTCTCTATTGCTTGGAAAGCAATAACATGATTTTCTGAGTCACTAGAGCTAAACATAGAAATCAGATTATTTAATTCAGCTTTACTTAGTTTCATTAGTCTTCAATTTTAAGTGTTTTAATCATCCATTCTGTGGGCTTCTCTAAGTTCTGAACCCATTCTTTAGCACTTGGAATATATCCATTACAGTCTTCTTTTACGTGCTGCTCTCCAATATATCTTACGTACACTTTCTTACCATCAGAGTTTTCAATGATCTGACCAAAGATCTTCTCACATTCAAATATACCCTCACTGTGGTGACGGAACATTCTGTGTTTACTATGACCAATCCAAGCCTTTGTAGCATCAAACCACTCATGGATCTCTAGATAATCTAACCAAGAACCACCAAACTTTCTAGCTGATGATTTTGCATGTTCTACAGGATGTGACATTAGTCTAAAGTTTCATCAATTAAACCACCTGTATGGTAATAATCATCTACATGTGTAGTTCTAACATTATTTTGTATCCAATACTTACCAGATGGTACTAGAATACACATTTGACCATAACCACCTTCATTGTTCCACCAATCTTCTATACTATCTAAAATCTTTTCTTCAGCAAAATTTGCAATATCAGATGCTAACCCTGAGTCAAGTTTATCTAAATCTTTTACATCTTGAGCCCATGGTTCCAATTCATTAACTGCATCAAATGCATCTTCTTCATTTTCAGGTAGTTTGTCCATTGTATATAGTACATCTTCTATACAACCAGAGTCTCCACTACCTTCATATTTTATCTTAATACCGGTCACACCAAGGTCAGCCAACTGAATCAGGAGGCTTGTCATCATTGTTTCATTCATAACTATTTTGTTTTAAAAAATCTTCCTAAAATATTTTGATTCAAATATTCTTCTTTTTCCAGTACCTCTCTTGTAAATTGGTACTTAGTCTCATGATATGTTAGTTCTGTTTTAGAAAAACAGATTCTTACCATGAACCTTTTAATGGGAACACCATTTTTATGTGCATCTTGTAGCACTTTATTGCTACTATAGTAATTCTGATAGTTAGTTTTTACCTGGATAGTGTATTTCTTTGCACGTTTGTCTTCCATATTAGCAAGAGCTTTTACTCCAAACTTTTTCTTAGTTGTAGAATAGAAGTTCTTCTTACCAATATATCTAACAGACTTACCATCTATGATAGCCTCCATCTCATATATAAACCCAACGGCTCCTTCTGGAATCTTGCTATCTGTAAATACTTCTCCTTTATATAACCAACTCATACTGTTTGTTTTAGTAAAGATAATAATTTGTCTCTAACAGTTTCAATACCATAATCTTTCACAGAATCTGATAGATCTTTAGACATATCAAGATTAATAAAGTTGATACCATACTTGTCATGATATCTCTGAGCAGCTTTAATACCAGGCTCATCATTATCAAATAGTACAAGTATCTTAGAATATTTCTCTTGAAGCTTACCTATAACAGATTCTCCAATCATTGTATTCTCACTGTCTGGAGCAATGCATTCTATATTACCAATACCAAGCTTCTTAAAACTCATGAGATCTTTAAGAGAAGATACAATCAGTAAATACTTAGAATCATACTGCAGTTGATCCATACCTTGAGTATAGTTTTGGATCTTAATAAACTTTTTCTCAGGAATTTTTGGCATATAAATCTTGTATAGCTCACCATCATTACGGAAATAACCGTAAACATAGGGTCTAGAAAATCTATAGCTTGTGATGGAACCATCAATCTCAGTCTTAGACATTGTAAAGAACTCTAGTGGAACTACATTATATTGACTTAAGATACTAGAACTAATTTTAAATTGTGTCCAGTACTTTTGGTCTAATGTATTCCAGTGTCTCATCTCAAAATCTACAACCTTAAACTTATCATGGAACTGTATCGGACCCCTTTGTACAGGTGCATTATGTTTTAGATACTCCTGATAATCGGTTATAATCCGGTTAGCTGCCTTGAATCTGACATCATAGTTAAATAGATGTCTGACAAGTTCTACATGGTCACCTTGAAATCCTGAAGAAAAATCTTTGAACTTATACTTACCACTGTCTTGATAGATAAACATGCTAGGCACCTTATCTTTAACATTAAATGCAGATAGCATCTTGATGTTCTGTCCGGTAAGCTTTTCTTTTAAGTTCAGATAATACTCAAATACCCATTCTATTGGGACTTCTGTTAAATCAGATATTAAATTCTTTGTTGAAATCATAACCAATAAAATATAAAGGGGGAGGCTCCTGAAGTAGTCTGACATTATTACTAACACTCCCCCTTTACGAAAGAGTATTTATTAGTCTAGACTAAAGTCAGAAGATGTCTTAGGTTTTAAGAACACATCATCATCATCCCCAAAGGATTTAACTTCTTTTACTTCTAGTTTCTTAACATGCTTGGTCTCATCAAATCTGATAACAGCACCAGATTCTTCTTCACCAAATGCATATTTCTTACCTTCAGCTTTTGGTAACCACAAGTCATAGTTAGTATAACCCGTTTTACCTTCATATTCTTTACCAGCTACACAGAACTCAAGATATTTCTCTCTAAAATCTGCAGTCTTGTTGAATGCTTTAACAAAGTCTTCAATAGTATCATGCTGACCATCTTGCTCAAGGAACCATGAATCAAGTTGTAAAGTATGAGCCAAAGTTCTCAAGAAAATTAAGATAGATCTATCTCTCTGAATCTTAATGCCAGATTTAGTTTCACCATCTGCAAATGCATATTGACTTGCTTTAATTCTACCAATCTGACCTTGATACCTTCCCTTGCTTTCATCTTCTTTGTCAACTAGAAAACCTTCAAAACCCTCAATAGGTGCAGTTTCCACATGTAACATAAGATGAAATGCACCGGGAATGAACTTGAAATCCTCAAGCTCAATGTTATTAATCTTCAATACATGATTACCTGGTGTAATTGTCTTTGCTAGTCCTGAGCCTTCTTTGCCCAAATCAGTTGTGCTTAATGCCATTTTTCTTAAAATTAAATTGTTAAATAAAAACTTTGTCCCAGTGAAATTCTAACTCACCAGATTCATTCATCTCTGTTAATACTATTTCTTCATTACACAAATGTTCAGGTCTTGCACCGCAAGTTACTTCTTCATTTGTTTTAAATGATAAAATAGTCTTATTACCTTTTCTATACATATACCCAATTGCATCTGCGTTAGCACAAATCAGAGACTTAATCTTACCAGTCAAATCTATATTGGCTGAAAGAACCATCTCTCCCTTATCATCTACCTGCTTGTCCTTAATGTGACCAGATAGAATAATATGGGGGGCTAATGTATCAATAAAATCTAAAACTTGAAAGAAAGCTTGTCTTAAATATAAATACCCGGCACCATTTGGTAGGGTTAAGACATTATCTCCATCATAGTTTTTACCCATGCTAGTTTGTTTGTAAAGCTTAATAGCAAGTGGACCTACCATATCTTCTAATGCAGTTACAGTATCTATTGTAACATATTGATATGGGTTACCTGCAGCTTTAATAGCCTTACCAGCATCAAGTAGTTCTTGAAGACTACCAATCTTTACTTTAAGTGCTTCTACATAGTCAGCACCATTTTCTAAGTCAAGAATTAAATTATCTTCTAGTCCTGCAAATGCAGTAGTTTTACCAGTCTTTGGCTTAGAATAAATAATTAATCTCTTGGGATTAACTCTTTCTGCCTTAACTTTCTTAGTTGGAAGAACTATACTCATTGTTGTTTAATTAAATCATTCAACCATGTTTTGCTACTAACAGGTTGCTTCCACATAATAGCAGCAAAGTCTCTGATAGTAATTTCAGCCATACTCTCATCTTCACTAGGAAGATCTAGAGATAGTTCCTCTGTTTTCTCTTTAAGCTTAGGAATAAACTGCTCTTCAAAATCAGGAAACACAGATAGTGTAACTTGTTCTTTAGGAGCTTCAGCTTTTCTCTTCTCATATAGATTATGTGTAATCTCAGAACCATCTGGCATAAGAACCATAAGTTCTGATAGAGGTACTGTATAGGCAAGATAATTATCACCATTAGAGTTAGTACCCTCTTTCACATCATACTCTTCTGCATAATATGGATTAGCTTTACACTTAAACAAAGCTCTGTCAGCATAAGCTGGTTCAATGCCCTGTTCTTTACCAGATTCATCTCTGATAATGTCAATAAACTCAATGTAGATGTCTTCACCTCTTTTGAGTTCACTTTCAAATAGCTGTACTTGTCTACCATACTTACCTTTCTGAAAGAAGGCAGTCTTTAAGACAAAGAATGGATCAGCTACTTGAGCTCTTCTAAACTTATCATGATGATAAGCAAAGAATTCTCTTTCTCTTTCTTTTCTACTCATAATTACAATTTAAGTTTTGTTGCTTGCGGAGGTGTTTCTATCTCAACTATTCTCATGTTTTCTCTATCTAGCTTAAAGAAGCTTAACCTAGTTGTTCCATTCCTAGACTTTAAGAAGTGAAATGCAAGAAGATCTTCATCATTCACTATAAATCTTTCAGGACCATAGAACCTAATCTTTCTGATAGAGGGCTTATTAATACCAAGTACTACATCAGCATGTTGTAATAGAGCATCTGCTCCAAATAAATCAGAATCTAATACATAATTACCATAGTCACCATCTTTGGATCTCTCTGGATTATCTATGTTTCTATTCAACTGACTTAGAATAAGAAATGCCACAGGATAATGCTTCTTCATATATGTCATGGCTTCACCAAGAGCATATAATACTTCAAACTTATCCTTCTGACCCTTTCCTACCTTAAATAAAGCTGAGTGGTCAATAGTAACCAGAGCATTTGTGTAGTTACCGTCTTCATCCTTGTGCCTTTCCATATAATAATGTATGGTAGCACACATCTCATCAACAGTACACGGATCATATACTACATCTATGACATCAGTATTTTGAGTATCCTCATAGTACTGTACACATCTTTGGTATAGATCTTTGTCCACGGGTTCACCCTTGCTCATTAATGTATTGTAATCAGAACCTGTATTCAGACTTAGCTTTCTGATACCATTGGTCTCATCAAGCATTTCAAACTGGAACTTAAGTACTCTAAACTTATGGTCTTTATTCTCCTCAATAATATCAGAGATTAACTGTTCCATAAATAAAGTCTTACCTGTTCCCGGTCTAGCACCAACTACGGTGATAGTTCTCCATTCCAATCCATCACAGAAGGCATCATTAAACTTGGGCCATGAACTTTTGAGTGACTTTAGCTCACCAGATCTTCTAGCTTTCATTTTAAGAATAGCTTTTCTAAGAGCATCTCTCTCACTCACAGGCTTCAGAGCCCGGGCACCGTTAAATAATTCTGCCATAATAAAGGATTTATTCTGTAAGTCTAAGCTTCATATCATTATATACATAATGAGAGAAACCTATTATAAATTCTATTGCTAGAAACTGCAGTACATTCATCTCAACAAGAAGTGTTTTGATAAATAACCAGGATACCAATGATCCTAATGATGCAATAAGGAATAATTTAAATCTAATCATACTATCTTTTCTTTAAAAAATACAGGTGGCTCATAGTCATCCTGTGAAATCATGTCACAATAAGTTGCTAGAGTAGAATCCCAGGTTTTGTCTGTATTCTGTTTTCTAATAAAGTACTGTGAGTTGCGCATGTAGTTGTATCTATTAATAGAATACTCTTCTACATACTTCTCAGTAGCTTGAATAACTACCTCCCAAGAATAATCAAATGTTTCAAAGAACCATCTGAATGCATTCTCTAGACTCTTTACATTAACTCTTGCATAAACACCACTTGGAAGCTTAGTAGCTGGGAAGCATTCATTATAAGTCTTAATGTTTTCTAGAAACTCATCACCCATAAGGGTTTTAGATGTTTTCTTTTTAGATTTCTTGAAGTAGCCCTCAATTTCTTG